ATTGTATCTTCTTAACCTATCTGCTTCTTGTTGAGCAAACATTTCTTGTGATTCCATAATAGAAGTACCACCCATGCCTATTCCTGCTGGAATATAAGCACTAGGTTGGCTTAATCCTTGAATTACATTACCTACACCTTCTCCAAAAGTATTACCTGCAAAAGCATCTCTACCAGCTTCTATTCCAGTTCTAGCTGTATTAGCAAGATAATCTGTTGCTGCTGTTTGACCTGCTTGTGCTATTCCTGGTTGTGCACCTGCTACAGCTTGTTGTACTGCTAAATCTCCTGCTGGATTTAATACTGGTGCTACTGGTCCAACATTACTTGCTGCAGAAGTAATTAGATTAGGGTCTGTCATAGCTGCTTTAGTTGCTGCATCTGTTGCTGTTTGAGTTGCTGCTGTAGTTGCATCTGCTGCACCTGCTGCTGCTCCTGCACCTTGTAATGCAGAGCCTATTCCATAACCAGTTAAACCAGCCATCATTCCTTTTTTAAGGTCTCCTGTTACTGCTGTTGTTGCAAGTCCTGAACCTATAGCTCCTGCTGCTAAAGATGATAATCCACCTGCTCCTATTAAACCACCTAATGCTCCTGCTCCTGCACCTGTTAATAAACTACTACCTAGTAAAGAACCTGCTATAGGTGCTAAGAAAGGTAAGAAAGCTTCAGGCTGTCCTGTTTCTGGATTTATAGTTATAGGCATTGCTTGTGCCAAACCTTTAACTTCTGCAGGATTAACATGAAGTAGCATAGAATCGCCATAACGACCTTGTGCTGCTACATTTTTAGTTTGTTGTTGAATATTCATACTTCCACCTTTATTAAAATTGTATCTTGTTTGTCCACCTTGTGCTGAAAGATTTATATTACTTCTTCCGCCTTGTCCTGTTCCTTCTTGAGGTCCGTAATAACCCATAAAATTTCTAAGTTGTGCATATGGATTAAAACCAGCATCAGCAATACTACTGTAATATTGTTTTACTTTTTTTAATCCTGTTGCTTGTGTTGCAGGTTTAAAATCAAATGTATCAACTACACGATAACCACCACCTTCTTGAGGTATAGCTGTAGCCTGTCCTAAAAATGTTTTTAAATTGTAATTAGGATTTTGTATTTTATTTGTCAAATCTCCTACAGACATATCACTTGTTCTATCAACATCTGCATATTGGCTGCCTTCAGATGTTGTTGCATAATCTTTATATTCAATAAGATTAGGGTCTAGTCCTTGTGCTTTTTTTTCTGCAATTCTTTCTGGTGTTTGACTACGAGCAATAACTTCTTTAAGTGCTTTTTTTTCTTCTGTTGATAAATCTTCTTCTGTTCTATCTTGATTAGGATTTAAAAATTGTCTTACATTAATTGGTAATATAGGTTCTTTTTTCTTTTTTGGCTTAGAAGGTTTAGGCTGACTTCTGTTAGCTTTTAATTGTGCAGTTTCTATATCTTTTTGTCTTTTTGATTTTTTTTCTTGAGGTATAACTCTTTCTACACTAGACGATTTCTTTTTTTTTGGTCGAGGAATAATTAAATTTGCACCTGCGTAAATTTTATTTACATCTTTTATATTGTTAGCTTTTGCTAAGTCTGCAACAGATATGCCTAATTTTTTAGATATAGCACTAAGAGTATCTCCTTTTTTAATTTTATATTGCATTATCTATCCTCTTTAGTTTCGCACCCAAACATATTAAAACTCATATCTACTGCACTCGTATAAACTTTTACAACATCTGTTTGGTTTAATGTTATACCTAAAACGATTGCTAAGGAATCATTTGCAGCTACTGATTTATCGTAATATATATATTGTTTATCATCCGCACCTGCACCAGCTACATGCACACTTAATCTAAATGTTATTGCAGAACCTGTTCTATTAGCTGCAACTATAGAACTAACAGTTGTTTGCGTCATATCAGGCACAGTATAGAGAACAGTTGTGGTAGTTGCTGCTGGGTCTAGTTGACCTAATACTTTTAAATTATCAGCCATGCTTCATTCCCATTAATAAAAATTGATGTCGTTTAGATGCTTTGCTTGTTATTGTTGACTGCATCCTTTGTATAGTTACAACTTTTGCATTTAAATCTTCTATTGCTATTTCAATAGACCTTCTAGTTAATGCCTCGTTATTAGAGTCATATTCCATATTAGGCAATGGTAATGCTATCGTTTTAATATCAGCCATTATCTTTTACCATCTGGTCTTATATCTAATCTAATATCGCCTACTCGCCATCCATAATCACTAGCATCACTAGATATTCTAACTGCTGCTTGTCTGCTTCTTGCTCTTGTATTTGCAAATGTAGATTGAGGAGTAACATTAATTGTTTGCAAAGTAGACAAGTCTTGTAATGGATAATCTCTACCTTTTATAGTAAATGTAACTGTATCTGAAGTAGTTTGTTGGTCTCTAAATTCTACATCAGGTATTAATCTAGATATAAATGTAAACTTATCTCCATCTGGGTTTAAATCAAAGTCACTTGATTCTATAAAAGCTGAAAAATTATCTGTGCCGTCACCATGACCAACTTCATGTCTGTAAATGTAATTAGTATTCGTGCTATCGTTTTTACTAGCTGCTAAAGGATTTTCATATACAGATGCTTCATCCCAAGATGTTCTTACAAAATTATCAGTAGTTGTACCTATAGACCATGTGCCTTCTAAGTAGTTATATAAAACATATTTATCTACTTCTTTATTTGTGCCAGAAGGATAAAAAAACATTATTTCATTTACCCCTTCATTAGCTGCTGCAAATACTTTAAATGCCTGGTCTTGGTTTAAATCAGATAAAACATAATCTAATACTGTGCATGGTAATCTTTGTGTAGAGCCTGAATAAACATGAAAACCATCTCTATCCATAAAATATACTCTATTGTTTGCACTAACTGCTGCATTAGGAGATATTAAACTTGGACCTTCAGCTACTTCTGTAAAAGAAAATATAAATGGTTCACCAACAAAACGCATAGAAACAATACCTGCATCTGTCCATATAAGTATTTCTTGTCTTGTTCTAAGTGCTCCAATAATTATAGACCCTTGTGATAATTGTACACCTCCAGCTTGGTTTGTTGCTGTTGGAGTCCAGTCTACTGCACTTTCTGTATCTGAAAATCTTACAAGTAAAGGGTCAATTACAGAAGAACCTATTGGATTACAACCAAAAGCTATAACATGCTTGTCAACATCAGACATCATTATTTGCAATACTTTTGTAGGCACATCGCTAGCACCTGATTCTGCAGATAATAAAGTTGCTCTAGTTGTTGCTCCTTCTGATTTATCCCAAAAATATATTTGGTCTGCTCTTGGAGCTGCAATTATATCATCACCAAAATTATCTATTGACCATAATCTTAATTGATTAGTTGATGTTAAATCACCTGCTGAACCAAATGTTCCAGCACCCCATGAATCTAAACCCCAACCAGTACCTCTTACATAAACATCTAGTCCTGTATTTATTTGATATACACCATCTACACCAGAACCACCATTACCTGAATCAGAACTATTTGCTGTAACTTCAGAACCAGATGTATCTTTTGCAACAATAGTATAAGTATCTGCTCCAGTTACTGTTTCTATTTGATATTCTTGATTTAATACAGTATCAGTAATTAAACCGCCTAAACTGACTGCACCTGAAATTGTAACAAAATCTCCTGTAACAGCTCCATGAGCATCATCTGTTGCAGTTATTGTGCTTGAACCATCAGTAGCAGAAAAAACAATACCATTTGTAGTAGTAGCTCTTATAGGAGTTATATCGTAAAAAACATTACCGCTTAAATTATATAGTTTTTGATGTGTGCCTATACCAATAAATGAATCTCCACTTGCTGCTCTATATGGGTGTAATTTTCTTGCTGTTCCTATAAAACCATTTTCACTATATTTAGTCCAGCCTCCTATTCTTTCAGGCTTACCTTTTCTAAATCTAACTTTATCTGCATCAAACCAGCCACCTTCATTACTATAATTAGTACCTTCTTTATCTATACCTGGTTTAAATACATACTTCATTAATGGCATTAGCTACACCTCATACCATTCTTTGCCTTCAAACAATAAAGCTTCTGCTTCTCTGCGTCTTATTAAACCTTGTAAAACTTTTCCTCCAGCTTTATTCCAGCGTTTTATTTGACTAGGAGTAGTGTGATAATCACCAGCATTTAAAAGTTTTAACAAAGTTGAAGATTTTAAATTAGAAGGACCAAGATTAAATACCCATGCTACTAAAGCATCAAATTGATTTTGGTTTAATTCTACTTTTACCATATCATTAATATAGCCTTCATATTCATTCATTTCATGTAAAAGTAAATCTTCTGCTTCTTGCATAGTAATTTTCATATTATCTTCTACTGGTTTACCTTTGTACTTAAGGCTGCCATATCCAATCGTTGCTTTATTTGCTGCACATCTATAAGAAACTGCATTACCATCATTGTCTGTAGGACAACCTTCAAATTTTTTAATAAGAGATAAACCTTCTTGTGATATATTCATATTTCTATTCCTCGTTATTTGTAGTAACTGTCCTATAATAGACAACAACTTCTTTAAGTTCATTTATATACCTTTTAAGTTCTTGCATATTGTAAGCCATTACCTCGTAATCAGGTATTGTCATAGCTAAGAAAACTAGTTCACCTTCTTGTTTTTCTATTCTAGCAAGTTGTTCTTCCCAATTGTCAGGAGTAACAACAATCCACATAGGTTCTTTTAAGTCAATTTCCCTAGGCATGACTGGTTGCACTATAGTTCTATCTAGTGGTTTTGCTGTAACTTGTATTTCTTTAGTTGGAATTAGGCTGCAACTGCAAACCATCATCAAGGTCATCAACGACATTGCTGATTTTCTCGATGTCTTCCATAATGTGTTTTGTTCCATTGTTTATTTTTCTCTCCATTTCTACTGGGTCTGCCAGTATTTTTGCAGATAATTCATAGTCTTTTATAAACTGAGTATATCTATTAAGTTCTCTTTGAGCTGCTTGACTTTTAACTGTAAGTTCATTTAGTTGAGTTGTTTGTAAAAGAAAGTCATTTTGTAAACTTTGTATAGCTTCTTCTTGTGTAGCTATAGCACCTTCTAAAGCAAGATTATTAGACTTAAGTGTAGTGTTTTCTTGATACAACCAATAACAACCTAAACCTAAAACTAAAATTATGCCTATAAATATTTGTTGCATCAGACATCCTCTATAATGTAATTAAGTCCTGCAGAACTTCTATATTCTACAAGTTTATTATTTTCATCTCTAAATTTAAGATGTTTTTCTTTTTGAATTAATATTTTTTTTGTAATGTAAGTTTTATCATCTGCATCACCATATTCTTTATTAAAAGAAACTGTAACTTTATAGCGTGTTTTAAATTTTTCTAAAATCCATTTCCAAATTAATTTAATTTTATTGAGTATTTTGTCCATAAGTAAATATTTTTAATGGTTTAGATTTGCCTTTTACTTTAATAGATTCTAATTCTTTTAAATGATAACCACATAAACTTTCAGTAGATTCTCCAATTAATAAATCTACATCTCTTTCTTTTGTAGAACTTTCTAATCTAGCTGCTGTATTAACAGCATCCCCAATAGCAGTATAATCAAATCTAGATTCTGAACCCATATTTCCAATTACTGCATCTCCTGTATTTATACCTATACCAATGGCTATAGGTGGCAATCCTTCTTCTTGTAATTCTATATTTAGAATAGACATATTTTCTATAATATCAAAAGCACACTCAACTGCTATTCTAGGATGATTTACTAAATCTATAGGTGCATTGAATATAGCCATCATTGCATCACCTATATATTTATCTACCATACCACCATGTTTTTGTACTGCAGATTGTTGTGCAGTTAAAGCTTTGTTCATTATATAAGTTACTTTTTCTGGTTCGAGAGTTCCTGACATAGCGGTGAATCCCCTAACATCAGTAAATAAAAAGCTATAGAAGCTGTAATAAATTGTGATATTAAAGTCCAACTTACATCTATAAGAATACCTTTTTGTATAAGATAATGTCCACTAAATGCCGTTATAAAAAATAATATACTGGTAAATAGTATTCCTGTAGTTATTCCTAAAATATTTATTAACAACCACGCCAAAGCTACTGTTGTAATAAAAATTAATATTTCTGCAGCTAACGCCCAGTCAGGAATATAAGGACTATCTTGTATTAATATAGATTCTGCTAGTGCAGCTTGTATTTTATGAGGTTCTAATAATCCAACTGGTGTTGCTATTTGTGGCATTACGCCATTTGCAGTAACTCCAATTATTACAAACTTACCATTTACTTGCATTTCTTGTAAATTTGTTTGTTCTGTATCTATCCAACTAATCCATTTACGACCAAAGCCATCTGTTTTTATTGGTGGTATTCCTCTTATTGATATTTCTTCTATACCATTATCATTCGTTTTTATAATGTAAGTCTTAACATTAAATAAAGATTTGTATATCTGCGTACCAAAAGCAGGAATCCAATTGTTATCAGGTGTTTTTACTAAAAGAGGTATTTTTCTTACAAGTTGGTCAACTTCGGTGGGAGCAATGGCTAGACCCTGTAATGTATTATTTGTAAGAGTGTTCAGGTTTTCCTTAACTCCCAAAGATACTATACCACCATTATCTTCACCTTTCACTACTGTCCCTGTTGGTTTAGGATATTTGCCTTTACCATCTTCAAACATAGCTATAACAGATGGTGCATATCCTAAAGACCTGGCAAATTCTTCATCACCACCCATTCTATCTGCTTGTGGAAAAGATATTACCCAACCAACACCTAAAGCACCTTTACCAAGAATTTCCATTTGTATGTCTGCTAATCTTTGTCTTGGCAAGGGATAACCGCCTTCACGCTCTACATCTTCTTCTGTTATGTTAAGTATTACAAAATTACCTGACTGTTCTGGTGTTTGTATAAAGGTATCAAAAACTTTTAATTTAAGTATTTCTGTTGGAGTAGATTGAAATACTATTGGTAAAATTAGTATTATAAGTATTATGAATATTAGTTTCTTCATTAATCACTCTGAGTTATAGTTATAATCGAATCGCTACCGCCATTTACCTTAACCACATTAGAAATACCATCTTGTATAAATATAACTGTATAAGAGTTACTTCCGTCTAAATCTACTTGTACTGATTCACTTACACTTCTACGCAAACTTATAACATTACCAGTTATTAAAGTTGTTATTTGTGTATCTGGGTCTTTGCCTAATAGTGTTCCTGATATTTGTGTACTAGTTGCTTGTGCTAACTGGTCTTCTTCTTCAGCTACAGCCAACGCATCTAAAACATTTAGTAAATCTTCCAGGTAATTAACATCTAAATAATTTATATCTAATTCAGTAAATTCTAAACTATCGTCTGTTAAAAAATCTTCGGCAAGATAATCTATATCTAAATCATTAAAATCTAATACACTATCAACTTTAGTAGCAGTTGTTTCTTCTTCTAGTATTTGTTCTTCTTTAGGCGGTGTAACAATAAGCATATTATCTATAACATCTAAAGTTAAATCTAATATTACAGGTTTGCTAGGTGCTGATTCAAATACACTTACTGTAGTAGCTTGATAAGGCTTATTAAGTAAAACAGTACCCATAGCAGTAACTACCTCTATTTCTCCACTAGACAGCCCTAAAGCGTCTGGTAGAAGTATTATAAGGCTACGACCTAGTTCATCTACTGTAGCTGTAAAATCAGTACCACGAATAGCTATATTTGCTGTAGGAGTTTTAAGTGTAATGTTTTGTTTATCAATTTTATTAAAACTGCCAGTAATAAATCTAGCTGTGCCTAAACCAAAAGTAAGAGCCATTTTTGCTTTAGATGGGTCTGGGTCATAAATATACTCATCTATAAGCAATTGTGAGTGTTCAGTTAGTTTTACTGTTGAATCATCTAAAAAAGTAATAGCCATTCTGCCATTGGTAGTGATAGCTTCATCATTACTTTGTATAGCAAATTTTAATTCGGCATCTAATGGCTTGTCTCTTACTATCTGTGCTGAACCATTTAGTTCAGATATATCTCCAATATCAGCAGCTTGTGCTTGTACCTTGGTCGTTTTGAATGACACAGACAGTAGAAGCAGCATTACCGCCAATTGATATAATTTTAAGCCAGTCATTATCTTGGGTACTCAGTTGTTGTATGTTAAAAGTCCTTTGACCGCCTGTATGGTCTAGCCAAAAATATCCACCTGCTGAAGCATTAACACCAGTACCTGTATATGTAACTGTATTATCAGAACCATCTATATCCATGTAGTTTGTTGCTCCATCAATATTTATGTTTGATGTTACTGTATTACTAGAACCTTGGATAATCCAATCTAAATTTAAGTTTGCTGCTATTGCTGTAGTACCTTGATTTAAGGTAAATGTATTACTACTACCTGTAACTGCTATATTTTGGTCAGAACCAGCAGAACTATATGTATTAGTTGGGTCTACTTGTATTGTAAAAGTATTAGTATCTCCAGTAAAATTATATAATCCTGTAAAAGTAGTAGCGTTTATATCACCTAAAAACTTATTAGTATTACCAATCATATTAATATCAAGTGTCATAGTAGCACCATCTAAATCAAAGGCAGTTAAAGACCCTGCAGTAGAATTTAAACCACCAATGATATTAGAAATACCTAATTGTTCTAAATCTATATTCGCACCAGTACCTGACTGGTCTACATAAATTTCGTTATCAGCCGCGTATATTGTCGATGCACTCAGCATCACAATCAGGCTCATCAATTTTAATTTCTTCATGTTTCCAAAAACTCCTGTCGTAACCGACATTAATTATTTCTAACACAGCACTTTCTATAGCTTTCATAAGTGCTAATGTTGTTGACTCGTTCCTTGAATTACCCAATTCAATTTCAACAAGCTCCGTGCCCATTTCTATAAAACGAAATACATCTTCTGATTTACCATAACTAAATATAGTTTTTTCAGTCATTACTTCAATCAATATTTCACCTGTGGCTACTGACACCATGCGTAAGGTAACTGTGACGCTATCTTCTCTATATTGAATACTAGAACCAATACCTAAGTATCTAGCTCCTGTACCTCCTGTAGCAAGATTGCTTTCATAAGCAATAACAGCACCTTCGATTAAAACTCCTGCAAATAATAATGGTTGTAATTGTTTTTTCTTTTCTTCATCGCTAGCAAATTGTTCTCTTGCTGACCTTATTAATTGTCTTTCCTTTGTTAAATTATCTAAACCAACCCTTTCAAAAACTGTAAAAAATTGACCATGAGCTGCGTGTTTTAATGCTCTTATAAGTAAAGAACTAGGTTGTTGTGTAACTGCTGTACTAAATAGAGCAAACTCACTATTACTTTTTCTTTGTCCTGTTTGGTCTGTAAAAGCTGTAGGATATACAGCAACTACAGGTTTAATAATAGGTTTAATAACATTGGCTAACTCTGCAGATTGAAGCTCAGATATCTTAACAACATTATGTGCTTGAAATCTGTGTTCGTATGTATCTTCAATCTGGTTGAATATAGAACAACTAGAAAGTAAAAGTACCGATAGGTATCGTAATCTCAGTAACTGTTCCATCTGCTTCCGTTATTTTAAGGGTTAATGTTACACCATCACTAGTATATTCTATGGTGTTGCCTTCTAAAGTTATTGTGCCTGAACTTTGAGGCGTTTCCCCAAATAAATTATTTACTAACTGTCTTGATAGTTCTGCATATACTCTTGATTCTAAATTTCTCATAAATCTTGCAAGAGTAGAGTTTTCTTTTTCTCTTTCTATTTCATCTTGCAAAGCTTTTATTTCTTCTTTAATAGTAAGTTTACGACTAAATTCTTGATTCTCAATTGTAAGATAATGACTTGATGTACCTTGACCATTAAAACTAGGAGACTTAAATTTATGTACTATTTGGTCAGACCAAAGATTTTGACAAAATACTCCTACAAACAAAATTATTCCAATAACTGCTACAATTCTAGTTATTAAAACTTTTTCAGATTCATCTTTTAAAGCTTTAATATAAGCTTTACTTGGTCTCCCTTTTTTCTTTTTTATTGTCATT